TCAAGATGTAATGGGTGATAAAGATTATAATCAACCTTCTTTAGTTATTGGAATATTTATGTCATTTTATGATGTTCATATTAATAGAATTCCTTATGGGGGTGTGCTTAAATATAAACGTTTGGAACCTATTGAATCAACAAACAAACCAATGTTGGCGGTTGAAAAAGATATATTAAATAAAGTAATTAATCCTAATAATATGGATTATTTAAAATATAATGAAAGAATGTCAAACCAGGTATATGTCCCTTCTTTAGATTACACATACCACATAATACAAATAGCCGATGAAGATGTAAACGTCATAGCTCCCTTCAAACAACAACGAGATCTTTGTACTCAAAATGAAAGATTTAGTTTAATTAGATGGGGGTCACAGGTAGATTTAGTTCTACCCCTAGATTCTAGATATGAATTTGAGACTATTCTAGACGATACAATGCATATTAATGCAGGTCTTGATAAATTAATTAAAATTAAAGAAGTTAAAAATGACCTCAAACCATCATGAAGATGAAGTCTTCAGACCAAAAAGAATAGTGAAAAATCCAATTAAATTTAAATTAGCTCTAAATGAAGAGCAAAAGTTAGCTAAAGATGAGATATTAAATAATACCTTAACATTATTAGCAGGTAGAGCAGGTTCAGGTAAAACATTATTAGCGTGTCAAGTAGCTTTAGATGGTCTTTTAAGAAGACATTATTCTAAAATTATTATAACTAGACCTACAGTGTCTAAAGAAGAAATTGGATTTCTACCTGGAGATTTAAGAGAAAAAATGGATCCTTGGATTCAACCAATCTATCAAAATATGTATGCTTTGTTTGATAAAGTAAAAGTAGAAAAACTTATTGAAGATGGCAAAATAGAAATTGTACCTTTAGCATTTATGAGAGGTAGAACGTTTTTAGATGCATGTATTATAGTAGATGAAGCTCAGAATGTAACTCATGAACAAATGGAAATGATTTCAACTCGTATTGGTTTAAGATCAAAAATGATTATTTGTGGTGACGATCACCAAGTAGATTTAAAGTCTCGACGTGATTCTGGATTTAGATTTTTATATAAAGAAGCTCGCAGGGTAAAAAATATGTGTTCTATAACTTTATTAAAAAATCATAGAGATCCTATTGTAGATAGTTTAATTGAGATTTATGAAGAAGCTGAAAGAAAAGGAATAACTAAATCCTCCTCGGGTACTAGCGGAAGAGGAAAAAAGTAAACCATCAATTTAGGGAAGACTTAGCAATTGAGTCACCCCCTTTGTATATTTATAACAAAAACGAATATGGCCTCAATTTTAACACCATCAGCATTCCAAATAAAAATAAAGGAAGAACACGTAGTTAAAGGTGTAAAAACTCTAAACGAAACTTATTTTACATTAGGTAATATTACTAATGTAGATAGAAGAATAGTAACTATACCAGTACAAACACCAATTGATTTATTTAATGTTAATGGAGTTAACCCATCAAACGGTACTTTTCCATCTAGTAGTATGAAATACGCTAGAATTACTAATTTAGATACAACATCTTCATTAGCAGTTTCATTTACTTCTTCAAGATCTCCTGATGGTATAGGGATAGTAGGAACTAACATAACATCCTCACTAATAAGTGGTGGAAAAAATGGAGCTATTGGGTTTTATACAGCTGTAGCTACTACAGCATCAGGTGCTGATCCCTTAATTACGGGCTCAGGGATGACATTAGATATAACAATTTCAGGTTCCTTAAAAGCTGGTGAAGATTTAGTACCAAACCCAAATATTTTTAATTGTGGTATAGGTAATGGTTGGACGTTTAATACCCATCTAGAAGGAGGGACAGGAACGGGTGCATCAGCATCTGTAGTAATTAATAATACTGATTTATCTAAACCTACAATTCAACTATACCCAGAAACAACAGGCACAAAGGCCTATGGGTATGTAATAGGTGATATTTTAACAATACCAGAAGGTGCTTTAGGAGTAGGACAGTTAGTATCTGGATCAATAATTCCAAATACTTCAATTCCAACAGTAACTAATAATGTAGAATACGCTATTCCAATTCACACAACTACAGGATATGCAGCTGTTGCACTTGTTAAATCCTTGGGAGGTGTTATTTCTACTGTTACCATAGATTATATAGGTACAGGTTTTCAAACAGGACAGATAGTAACTATTACTCAACAAGAATTAATAAATCAAGGATATGGAACAGTAAGTGGTGATTGGACTGGTACTCTAGAAGCTGGAAATGTTCAAAATTCATCAGCAGTAACTCTTGGTGCAATAACTGCAGGTAAATTTGAATCAGTAATAACGGATGCAACAATAGCATCTGGTGGATCCGGATATGAAGTTGGTGAACAAGTTTCAATACCAGGTAACGCTATAGGAGATGCACAAGATGCAATATTTACACTAACATTAAATGATTTTACAGAAAATGGAGCTAGAAGTTATTGGACAATGAATGTATTACCTACATCATCACTAATGTTTTCAAGTCCTCAAGTTACAGGAAGTCATTTTAATGGTTTCTTCGGACAAGATTTAGAGTTTGTGTCAGTATATGCTGAAACAGAAAGAATGGATATTGAGTATGTAGTTGTTAACTCAGATAATGTATAAATAAAAAAATATGGCAAATATACCAATATGGCCCGGATCTAGTTCATTCGCCCCAGGAGATACACCTTTTGGATGGTACGATAATGATTTAGAATTCCAGGTAGACGCAGATAAATTTTCAGTCTTCGCAGCTCGAAGATTAGGATATCCAATTGTTGATGTAGAATTACAAAGTTTAAACTTTTATGCAGCTTTAGAAGAAGCCGTAACAATATATGCAAATGAATTATATGGGTTTAAAATTAGAGATAATTACTTAACATTAGAAGGAGCCGATGGAGCCTCTATGGATATTGAAAATACAGTTGTTATTCCTAACTTAGGAAGAATTATCGAAATGTCCCAACAGTATGGTGTAGAAGCTGGTACGGGTGGTAATGTAGATTGGCATAAGGGTGAAATACAATTAACAAGTAGTATTCAAGATTATGATTTAGAAGCTTGGGCTAATGCTAATATACCTCAATATAAGGGTCATGATTTAGAAATTATGAGAGTGTTTTATGAAGCTCCTCCTGCATCTATGAGAGCTTTTGATCCATATCAAGGTGGTGGGGGTATGTCTGAAATGATGGATACTTTTGGATTTGGTCAATTTTCACCTGCAGGTGTTAATTATATGTTAATGCCTATTAATTATGATTTACAAATTATCCAACAGATAGAATTTAATGATATGATTAGAAGAGCTAATTACTCTTTTGAGATGCACAATAATCATTTAAGAATATTTCCTATACCAGATGGCCAACCAGATACAATGTATTTTGAATATATTCTAAATTCAGAGCGTTCAAGTGCTTCATTTGTAGTAGGAAAAACTAGTACAATTACTAATATTTATGATGTTCCTTATACTAATCCAAATTATGACGATATAAATTCAGTTGGTAGAAGTTGGATATTTGAATATGCTTTAGCTTTATGTAAGGAAATGTTAGGATATGTTAGAGGTAAATATCAAGTTGTACCAATACCTGGAGATAATGTTACACTAAATGCTAATGATTTAATAACGGCCGCTACTGGAGAAAAAGAAAGACTAATTGATAGGTTAAGAGCTTATTTAGGAGAAACATCAAGAGAAAAATTATTGGAAAGAAGATCAGCCGAAAGCGATTATATTCAAAAAGAATTAGGCAATGTTCCATTTCCAATTTATATAGGATAATATGGCATTATTTGGAGGAGCAAGAGATATAAGTCTATTTAGACATTTAAGTAGAGAATTGATGGCAGACATCATTACTCAACAGTGTTCTTTTTATAAGTTTAAGTTAGAAGAAACTAAAGTAAACATATATGGGGAAGCTGCTGAGGAAAAATTCTACATGGGTCCTGTTTTAGTAAATTGTTTAATTGAAAGATCAGATGAAACTTATCCTGAAACAGACTTAGGTACAGATTTTACTTGGGGTGCTACCTTTAAATTTTTAAGAGATGATTTATTAGATAAAATGAAAGAATTTAATGCTGACTTTGCTCCAACTAATTACCAATATGGTGCTGATTTAGTTCCTGAAGTTGGAGATATTATAATGTATCAAGAAGGATATTATGAAGTAGATAATGTTAATGCTAACCAGTATTTTATGGGTAAAAATCCAGATTATCCTAATTCACCACAAATCCAGAATCCTGGATTAGATGAATTTGGGTCTTCTATCTCAATTATAGTTGAAACACACTATGTACCAGCTGATAAAGTAGGAATAACACAAGAGAGATTATACACAGGAAATAATAATAACCCATCATTAAATGGCTAATAGAGGAAAAATACCAATACCAATAACACAAAGAGAAATATTAAATTCTCAAATAGAACCATATAACCCACCACCGGGTTCTCCTGGTTTTTCTGATACTGGTAACCCTAATAATTCAGGTGTTCCAAATAGGGGAGATCAAGTTTCTTTTAGAGACGATACAACTAAACCATTTTCTTTAGGTATTAAGGATATTGATGAAGCTATAATGTATTATATGGAAGAGGTTATTAAACCTACTGTAATTCAAAATGGAGCAGTTCAACAAGTACCATTTATTTATGGTTCACCTGAAAGGTGGAAGCAGGTACAAAAAGATGGATATTATAGAGATAAAAAAGGTAAAATAATGTTACCTTTAATTACTTTTAAACGTAATAATATTGAAAAGGTTAGAAATGTAGCTAATAAATTAGACGCAAATAACCCCCATAATGTGAGTATAACTCAAAAACAATATAGTGTACAAAATGCTTATGATAATTTTGATATTTTAAATAATACAAGACCTTTAAAAGTAAATTATGCTGTGGTTGTCCCAGATTATGTTAATATTACATATGACTTTATTATATCTACATATTATGTAGAACAGTTAAATAAGATAGTAGAAGCAATGAATTATGCTTCAGATTCATATTGGGGTAACCCCGAAAGATATCAGTTTAGATCTAGAATTGATAACTTTGCCACACCTGTAGAGGTTGAATCCAAAGGAGAAAGAGT